TTGATCATATCTAATCGAGATAGGGTCTTAATCTATACCATGCGTATTTGTATTCATCTTCTGCTTCTCGTAATTCTTTTTCTGCTTCTTGTAATTCTTTATTTATTTTATTGTATTTTTGGGTATCGTTGAGTTCAAGATTATACCAACGTTTAGCATGTGCCTGTCTAAATTTAGCATGTGCCTGTCTAAATTTACGGGCTTTTTCTTGGCGTATACGATCTAGAGTTTCTGTTGTTTCAGATCGTATCTGCTGGCTATCGTATTTGGGTAGGTTACATCTATCTGGATAAACTATACGGTATATGGCTTTCAATAGATGCGGAACGGATATAAACCATAGGATACCCATATTTGCAATTGCAAGTGCCAAAAACCCCGACAAAATACAAATGAGAATCGCTAACCTACATGTGATCAAACTGCTAAATATAAAAAGTATGGGCATCGCAAAAGGACTATCCTTGATCTTCGCCGCAATCGTGTAGGCTTGAAGTATAAGAAGTATACTATAATATATGATAAAAGTCCGAGTGCAATACGCACGATAAAGCATTGAGCTGATTTCCTTTTTCCATATCCTTTCCACTAAAAGTAATATCGATTTTTCCCAATCAAAAGAACCAGAGGCCTCTAAGATACAGAAGCCCGTCATCATTACAGCTAGCGTAAGAAATGGCACATACATAGGAATATAATCATCATCCTCATCTGCTGAGCTAATGTTGAAGTAATACGCTATGAACGCCGCAGTATACAGCGCCATTTTAAGAGTTATTGGTATTATAACGGAACCATCAGAAAAACTTTCACACTTTCTTTTAACAAAGCAGAAGACAAAAACGGAAGAAGAAGCCATAAGAACCAAATGAAAAAACTCATGGCTTACTCCTGCTATTACCGCAAAAAAGAGCACTATTGTAATAATCCCTGCAATTATTTCTACTCTATCCATGTTATTCCTTTCCCCCACTCTTAGAATATTTGTCCTTTTGTTTCTTCTATACTTTGGCGTTTTCCTTTATATTACAAAAAAAAACTACAGATTGTGAGAGTCAATAGCATTCCACAGCTTTTAATTGATTTGGTTAAGGGGATGGAGGGGGGAAAGATCTGTGGTAAAACCTGCTAGCGGAAATATAGCAAATCTCACACCCCGTTAAAAGGTATGAAAAATACGGAAAAAAGATGAGTATAATCAAGTACTTACAATATAGGCGTTAATTATAATATTCCTAAAGCTCCTCATAATCTTGTTAAAGAAGCGGATTTGTATCCTTTGCATACTAGATTAGATGGTGTTGAAACTATCGTTTCTGATCTTAACAATATGAAAAACAGGATCCAAGAACTAGAGAAGATCGAAAGCAAAAACGCACAATTGCAGAAAAGAATTGATGATCTTGAACAGAGGTTGAAAACATTAGAACCGTAACAAAAAATGGCGAGTTTGGGGTAAATCTGATTGGTCAGCTGCAAGCCCTGGAGAGAAAGATACATATTACTTACAGGAAGAACTATAATGGCTAAAAGACAAGAAGATTATTATATTACAAGAGAGGAGTTTATTGAATTCTGTACTAATTCAAATTCTAAACAGGATTGTCTTATCTCTCATTGTAAACTTTTTGAAAAACACTACAGAGAACAACAAAAAGGTGTCAATGAGATTTTAGACATACTAAAAAGTGTGAAATGGCTTTTTTCAGCTTTGAAGAATATAGCAATCGCCGTTACTTCTCTTACCGCAATCATCTACGGGATATTGAACATTAAAGGATGGTTTAAACAATGATACAATCTTTTTTAGCAGGAGGACTATTCAGGTTTTTACTGCGTTTTATTCCTTCAAGTTTTGAGAGAATAGTAGATGTGGTGTCAGAATATCTGACGAAGAAACAATCGATCGAATACGATAAATGGAAACTAGAAACCGCCAAAATTGATAGTTCTTTACAACTTGATTTAGCGGATATCAAATACGGTATTGAAGAGTTAAAAGCAGATAAGCCGATAAAACTAGCTCGTATCAAAGCTCAAAACATCAAAAGTGGAGTTAAGTGGATTGATAGTTTTAACACTTTAGTCAGACCATTAACAACTCTTTTTTGGATTATTGTTTATCCAATGATGGTATGGTGGAGTGTGAAAGAGGGCATTTTTGATAAAAGCCCCCTTTCGATCTTAAGCCCTTTTGAACAGGAAATTATCGCTTGTATTCTTGGCTTCTGGTTCACTGATAAAATTGTGCAGAAGAGACGATAAAGTTGCAAACAAACTAAGTCCTGGGGGCTGATTTATCTTTATGTGTTAAGTCATCTCACTTAGGTCCTTTATCTCCTGTCTGTCCTTGAGGTCCTTGAGGTCCTTGAGGTCCTTTATCTCCTGTCTGTCCTTGAGGTCCTTGAGGTCCTTGAGGTCCTTTATCTCCTGTCTGTCCTTGAGGTCCTTGAGGTCCTTTATCTCCTGTCTGTCCTTGAGGTCCTTGAGGTCCTTTATCTCCTGTCTGTCCTTGAGGTCCTTGAGGTCCTTTATCTCCTGTCTGTCCTTGAGGTCCTTGAGGTCCTTTATCTCCTGTCTGTCCTTTAGGTCCTTGAGGTCCTTGAGGTCCTTTATCTCCTGTCTGTCCTTGAGGTCCTTGAGGTCCTTTATCTCCTGTCTGTCCTTGAGGTCCTTGAGGTCCTTGAGGTCCTTTATCTCCTGTCTGTCCTTGAGGTCCTTGAGGTCCTTTATCTCCTGTCTGTCCTTGAGGTCCTTGAGGTCCTTGAGGTCCTTTATCTCCTGTCTGTCCTTGAGGTCCTTGAGGTCCTTTATCTCCTGTCTGTCCTTGAGGTCCTTGAGGTCCTTTATCTCCTGTCTGTCCTTTAGGTCCTTGAGGTCCTTTATCTCCTGTCTGTCCTTGAGGTCCTTGAGGTCCTTTATCTCCTGTCTGTCCTTTAGGTCCTTGAGGTCCTTGAGGTCCTTTATCTCCTGTCTGTCCTTGAGGTCCTTGAGGTCCTTGAGGTCCTTTATCTCCTGTCTGTCCTTTAGGTCCTTGAGGTCCTTGAGGTCCTTGAGGTCCTTGAGGTCCTGGTTTTCCGTTGGCATTTCTCACAAGGTTCAAAGCTTCTTCAGCCTTTTCTCTAGTGTTTTCCACCAATGTATGAGTATCTTGTGCAAGCTTCAAAGCTGTTGCAGCCTTTTTGTCAGAAAGATCACAACCTCCTACTATAGCAGTTGATGACAATAAAGATGCTAATAATATTTTCTTGATATCCATTTAACCCTCTCTCAGAATTTATATAAAACAACGCCAGATTTTTTTAAATGATACATAATAGGGAGTCAATCTACTAATTGTAATACCATTGAATGCAACTTTGTGTCGAATAACACCATAAATTGCGGGAGTCAAGATAACACCAAAGCTTTTTTAGTTAAGAAAGTTGAAGGAAATAGGTGTTTACGAGGTGAAGAAGGTGTAGAAGGCTTAAAGCCAGTGAAACCCTTTAGCCATCATAGTTGCTAGTCCTAGAGCAAGGGCTATTAAAGCTCCAAAAGTCAATCTGAAATCTCTCTCCATGCGTGCATCGACTCTTTTAGACTCTTTATCCATTTTATCTATAAGGAATTCAAAACGTGCATCGACTCTTTTAGACTCTTTATCCATTTTATCTATAAGGAATTCAAAACGTGCATCGACTCTTTTAGATTCTTTATCCATTTTATCGATGAGGAAGTCAAAGCGTGCATCCATCTTATCGGATAGCCTATCGACCTTATTTTCGAGTCTATCATAGTTTTTCTCAAGCAGAGTCAAGCGGTACTCGGTAAGAGGTTGAGAAGATGTTTTATGTGTTTTTTCTTTTTCTGCTACGTTTGTCATAGGTGTATTGTAATTAAAAAGTCGAATAGGTGCAAGAAAAAACATCCCTCTTTTCTCTCTGGTATAAATCACAAAGTCATCAAAGGGTTCAGATTCTTCAGGGGGCTCTATATCTATTATGGGATCAAACTCGGGATATCTGAATGGTTTTTAGTTTTCACCCACTCTCTAATTTGACATATCTTCTGACAGGCAATACCTAGATGATCATTGATAATTTTGAAGTCATAAGCTCTATTTCTTCCGAAGATATCGTCTTCTTCAGTTATTACTTTCCAATTTCCCCTTTGACGTCTTCTTTTCTTTAAGACTTGAACTGAGGGAGGGGCTATGAATAAGGATACGATCTGTTGATCAAAAAGCTTTTCGAATTCTTTCAACCCTTCATTGGTCAGAATAGTTAAGATATCAAACCCGTTATCTAAAGGGTTTAGGATGTCGTCTTTAAGCAAACCGTACTGTTCATTTCGACAGAAAGCTGTTTCTATGAACTTGCCTTCTTGTATCCATTGTTGGAATTTTTTATGAGACAAAAAACGATAATCAATACCGTTTCGTTCATCCCATCGTGGTGGTCTCGTTGTAACTCCCACAGGCATGATAAGTTTATCAACCGCTTTGATAACTGATCGAGCTAGTGTGGTTTTCCCAACTCCTGATGCCCCAATCAAAACAAAGATATGAGCCATGTTAATACCCCACGGTGTTCCATGGATGATCCTCATCAAAAAGCTCAGGGAATTGCTCTTGTAATGCGTCGAGTCGCTCTGATACGCGATCATATAACCCATCAGTAAATAGAGGGTCGTCCAACCGATAATACCACTTCTGATGATGGAGAGCGATTTTAACCAGATACTCAACTTCAATCATCGCTTCTCCCTTCGACAGCGATGTGACCTTTTTTGCTTTGTCGAGCCATGATTCTAGGGCGCGCTTATTTGGAAGAAACTTTGCTTCAAGCGTTAAAAGCTTTTTCCATTGGGCAGGAGTAATATTATGCTCGTTTTCAAATTTACTAGATCTAAAAACTCTGTCAAAATTATACATGGATAGTCTCCTTTTTTAAAGCGTTTAACAACAAGTCTTGGATAGTGGATTTAGTTCGCAATCGTTGCAAAACCAACTCATCTATGGTGTTCTGGGCAATTAAATAATAGACAAAAACCGCTCTTTTGAATCCCGCTTGTCGTTGACGCGTGACCCCAATGCGTTCAATCATCTGTTGGTGTTCTTCTAAATCCCACCACAAGGAGAAAAAGACTAAAATGTTCCCGCCATATTGGAGATTTAAGCCATGGCCACAAGACGCTGGATGTGCGAACAACAAAGGAATTTTCCCCTCATTCCACTCTTGAATAGTGCAAGGGTCTTTATCCAACGTTCGGCCTTGGGGAAATGCTTTTTGCAATCGAGCAAGATCACTATTAAAATGATAAGCAACGATAATAGGGGCGGCATTGGCTTTTTCAATGATGACTTCTAACGCTTTGATCTTTTCATCATGGACTTCTTTCCAATGTTTTTCTTCGTCGTAGTACACCGCACCATTGGCTAATTGGAGACACTTGACAGTTTTAGAAGCGGAATTAAACGCTTCAATATTCTCTCCTTGAAGATCGCAATACAACTCTCGTTGAAACTTGTGATATTGCTTCATCACCGGTTGGGGTAATGGGACTTTTTTAGTGATGAGAATAGGTTTATCAATATTTTGATAATCAGCGATATCTAATGATAAACAACAATCGGATAGTTTCTCTTCTATTTCTTTTTGAGCATTGATTTTCGGGATGTGTTTGACCGCTCCAATAGAAGATCCCACTTGTTGCGTATGAAACCATCTCTCAACAAAACTTTTGAAGCTTAAACCTAAACGTTTCCCTTTATCCAAAAACCAGATTTGACCCCATAAGTCGATTAAGCCATTAGGCGAAGGGGTCCCTGTGAGTTCAATAAAACGTTTAACCTTGCTAAAAGCTACTTTCCCTAAAGCTCTCGTTTGCTTTGTTCCTTGATGGGTTCTAAAAGATTTCAACTTTGTGCTTTCATCAACAACAATCGTTGCAAAATCCCAATGATCAAGCTTCATTTTGACTAACCAAGGGATATTCTCAAAATTAATAATGTAAAGGTGAGCAGGAGTATTGAGAGCCTTTATTCTTTGTCGTTCCGATCCAATAAGAGATGAAACAGTCATATCACTAAATGCTGACCAGCGTTCCACCTCATCCTTCCAAACATATTGGGCAACTCGTAAGGGTGCAATAATAAGGACAGGACGAGGATCAAGTATTTTAATAGTGGATAAGGCGAATAAGACACTTACCGTCTTTCCCGAACCCATCGAAGCCCACAAAGCACATCTGTCATGACTTAAGAGCCAATTAACCATTACAATTTGATGGGGTTTCAATACAAGGTGCATGCTAATTCTTCCAAAAAGTTATCTACTTCCTCCATAGAGATCAGAACTTTAACCCGCTGTCCTCGCCGTCGTAGTTCTTCTATTTCACTCATCTGCTGGTGTGATAATCTTCCTGTTGGCTTTTTGACTTCAATCCACCATAAACCCCCATTAGGGGTGATGATTAATCTATCTGGACAACCTCTACGTCCTACAAACGATGCTTTACGAACCCAACAATCAAGTTTCTTTGCCCCTGTCACTAAACGCTTTTCCACGTCTTTTTCTGTCTGATAATGGAAAGAATAAAAACTCATTTGCGATACCTTTTCGCTTCATAACCTTCTGCTTTGAGGGGCAAACCTTTTGCCCAACTGGGATTTTTTGTCATCAAAGAACATAAGGTCCCAACGCTAAAGTAAGGAGTATCAGGAGTTTCACTAACAATCTCATCATGAACCGTTAAAACTATGTCATAGCCATTTTTAGTAGCGTTTTTCATGCCCTCGCAAAGGATATCCCTACTGATGGCTTGAACAATATTCTCTGTTAGCTTGCCACCATACGTTCTCTCTCTCATGAGCTGTGAAGTGGCAGTATTGAGATAAGAACAATCGCCCTTTACATCACTGTAAACAAGCCTTCTTGATGAAGGTAAAACAATGTGAACGTCTCGTTTGTGCCTCCTCATCACAAGACGGGGAACATTCGCAACCCTTCGAGCAGATATTGAACCTCCTTCTTGCACTACACATGCAAAACCCTCGGTTAAGTCCTTCCATAGTTGAAGAACACCTTGATGTTTAGCCCGCCAAGCCTTTTTAACAAGTTCACAAGCCGTGCCTATCAATTTATCCTTCACCGCAAATTCGGGATATTGATCTTGCATCCAAAGATGATGAGATTCCGCTTGTTCCCAATCTTCAAAAGTTGAGGTGCTTTTGACATTCTGACTAAACTGTTGTAGATCTAATCCACAATGAGATGCCATTGTCTTAAACACCTTAGCCCCACCTTGATACCCTAAGGCTAATTCCATAACTTTCCCAATAGCTCTTTGTTCTTTACTCACTTTGTCAATGGGGGTGTTAAACGCTTTAGCATAAGTTGTAACATAGATGTCTTCACCATTTGCAAAAGCTTTGATTTTCCAGTCTTCACCAGCAATCCATGCCAAAACCCGGGCTTCAATCCCTGCTAAATCCGCAACAACAAGCTTTTTGCCATTTGAGGCTATGATGCAAGAACGGACACAATCACTAGCCAAACCTAACGGATCTGCAATAGTTTCCCCTCGATTTAAAGCTTGAATAGTCTGTGTCAATATTTCCTCCGATCGCTCTTGACGAGGAAGATTCTGAGGTTGAAACACACATCCAGACCATCGACCCGTTCTGCTCGCACCATAAAACTGTAAAGTCCCTCGAAGACGCCCATCAGAACTAACAGCCTCAGATAAAGTGTTGAGTTTTAAAATTGCTGATCCCGATGATGCTAAGCGGTTCAAAATCAGGTCTTTAGCCAATTGAGTGATGTTAGAATGAGACAGAATAGACTTTAAAGTACCCTCCGACATATCAACCAAATCTATTCCCGTTATAAGAAATAGGTACATCCTTAAAGCATACGTTTGACGAGAAGAGCGTATAATACCATCTGTCAATTTAACGATATCTTCATCTAACTTCTTACGCTCTTGGGCTATGAGCTCTTGAAGCTTCAAAACTAAATCTAAGTCTATCCTGTAGCCCCGATCATTAATCGTTTGATCTAAAAGCCATAAATCCCTTTCCCCATCAGATAAAGGAATAAGTCGCTTAAATAACTCTCTAGTGGCTTCAACGTCTCGTTTGCAGTACTCCCCAAATAACTGCCATGCTTGAACGTGATTAGCACGAGTACAGTCATACGGAGGGGAATCAATCGATCCCTTGCAAAAACGAGCGATAAGAGCTTTTCCTTCTTCCATTTTGGTTAAATGTTCAGAAAAATTTAGTGCTAAACAAGCGTTTTTCAACGAAGAGGGTAAACCATTCGTGCGGGCTAAAACACTCGTACAAATCCAACGTTTAGATGGAATATCAATACCTAATGTCTTCTTAAACAGTATCCGTTCAAACAGACTATTGTGTGCAACACACATCACCGTTTCATCTCTTAAGTACTGCAGAAGATCCGATGGCATAGCAGATTGTTCAGTCCTATCCCACAACTTCACAGGTTCATCGTCCCATGCATACGCACATAAAGTGATAACCGCCTGCTCCGCATAAGCCCAAACCCCTACCTTAGGCAAGGGTTGAGGACTGCGGGTTTCAATGTCGATAAACAGCTTTGACATTGATCAGTTCCACGGCAGAGCGTCGGAGTCCACCTCCGCTGAGGCAAAGTTTGAGACCGAGGTATCGGAGTCTTGCTCTTCGCCGTAATCCTTAAACTCCGAAGTGTCCGATTTCGGGGAAGCACCCCAACGCTCATCATGCTTGAAGAACTGAACGCCCGTTAGCGTGCAACTGAAACCCTTGGTTTTGTACGGATCAAGCTCATACGCCCCGATGTTAAGCTTCGCAATGACCCAACACCCCGGATAAAAAACCTCCCTCGGATCGCTCACAGGTTGCGCTTGACGATCCACGAGTAACGGTTGAACATATTTGTTCTTCGCCGAGATATACACGCTGTCTGTGTATGTTTGTGTGTAATTCTCAGGCTTGTGAGAAGAAGCGATCTTCGCATCGCCGTCCCTCAAAACCCCACGGGATTCCGATTTGCTTCGAACCGCCGACAAAAACGCATCCGGAGAGACATTCGGAAATATCTCGGTAACAGCGGTCTTTAAACACGCCTCAACAGCGTTAATCTGCTTCGTATCCGCTTTCGGAAAGACGATATCACAGCCGTAGTGCTCAACACTTGAGCCATCAGGGAGCTTCATACGCACCTTCGTATCAAGAGCAGGGTATGATAGACGTCCTTTTACAGTTAGTTTTTGCATTATTAAATTCCTTTCTATTATAGGCGTGGTGTGTTAATTAATTCGTTTTGAAGAAACGAAACGAGTAAATTCGAATTCCATTTTAATTGCTGGGTTGAGCCTTCAACATGCTGCATGGGCACATCACACATCTTGCCTCCACGCTCTTCACCTTTAGGTGTCGGTCTATAGCCACCTGAGACCTTGCTAACTTGCAGTCCTCGCTTAAGAAGAAGTTTGTTTAAAAATCTCGCTCTCTGAGGTGGGTTAAGCCTTTCCCCTATTTGGGTAATTGTTAAATATTCGTCGTTATCGGAAGAGGGTAGGTGTTTGATATCCATAGCCTCTAACTGATCAACACCTGTTATCTTCGTAACGCCTCGGTTAACCTTCAACAAAAGTTGATTGTCTTTTAATCCTGCTTGCTTGGCTAGTTCTTCAAGATGTTTGTGAACTCTTAAAACTGTACTCGCTGAAGTGGCTCTAAGCTTCGGTGCTTCAACCGAATAACTGCCTGTTTTGCGAAGAGTAGGTAACACCTCCTCAAATACCCAACGCTCAAACTTCTGTGCTGATGGTAACGTGCTTTTAACCAGTAACCTGTAAACATCAGGTTCTGATATGATACGGACTTTTTGTATTCCGCCTTCAGTCTTAAGGGGGTAGCGTTTTGCTACCCCCTTGCAATGAGCGTTTATTGCTTCATTTGAATTTTCATACCCTAAAGCCGTAGCGACATCTTTAGCCACAAACCATATATTCTGGTCTTTATCCACAATAGTACGGATCTTGTTGCTTTCAAATTCAAAAGGGGTTATAGTGCTCATCGTTTGATCCTTTCTATACTTTCCAAATCTGACGGCTCAAATTTGAGCCGTGAAACTTCGATATCGTTAAACATTACGTAGTCTATTGACTTCTTTCGTTATTTCTGGTATATCGCTCGTTATATTGAATTCTTCAAAAGGTGTTATATTTATCATAACTTTGATCCTTTCTAGCCTAGTACCTCGAACTCGCTTAATTGCGATTTTTGGGTTTGTTTGTTTGTTGGTATATCTCGGGGGGCGATGACAGGCTTGCCGTCGCCTCTCGTGATCAACTCTTGCAACTCTTCCCAAAATTCATCAGAAACCTTTTGCTCCTTATACAATTGCTCCAATTCTTTAGGAGTTTTGAGAATTCGCTTAAACGCTTCTTCCCCTAAAACTGATGTCAACAGCTCTTGCGCTCGGTTAATATCCTTAAAACTTCGATTTCCTTTGCGTCCTTCGACTAGTTGATACCCTTGTATTTCATCCCCAGCATTCAACCGTTTAAACATCTCATCTTCACACGCCTTCACATAACTCTTGATCAACGAAATCGAGGAATAGGCTTTCGATAATTCAACAGTTGTGTTGGTTGATGGGTCTTTTGTCGCTTCTAACAACACATGTCTACTCAATGCAGGACAACGAACTTTAGCTCGGCAAAATCGACAAGAATCATCATTAACACCGTAGTGTTCTAATGAAACAGCTCGCTTGCTTTTAAGACTTAAAGCTAACGTGCCTCTCTCTTTGAATTCTTTAGCTTTTTCTAACAAGTCATCGGCAGATATAACCCATTCATTTATGGGCGATCCCGTCCTTACTCGGGGCTGAATAATAGTAAGCGTCAGAGCCTCAGGTCTGCCAAAGATATCACCGTACTGATGCAATGCACCACAGGCATACAACATCAATTGGGTGTTGTTCTCGGCTTTAACAGGAACGCCAGCCCCATATTTAAAATCAACAATGATCCACTGAGTGCTATTAAAAATAAGAATATCCGCAGTGCCAGTTGCCCCGGGTTCCGTTGTAAAAGGCTCAAGGGGAACTTCGGTTTCCAATAAAAATGGTCCAGAAAAAGTGCGGACATACGCTAAAACCATCGAGACACTAGACGCCATTTCCGTATCAACAATGCGGGTATCGTTCTCAAAAGTCAGCTTTTGATGAGAAACTGTCTCTGCATCAACGCCTTGTTCGAGGCAATGCGCTAAAAGATTATGGGCAAAAGTGCCTTCAGAGGCGTATATACTTGTTGTTTGAGGTATTTTGCTCTCAAGCGTCGGGGCTATAGGACATTTTAGCCAACGATGACTGCTTGAAGCCGATAAAAATGCATGGTGTGCCATTAATCTTCACTCTCTTAAATTTATTCAACTCTCGTTTAAGCGGGGGTGGTATCGTCAGGATCTCTCGGGAAGTGATAAATAAACCATAACGACAATAAAAATCAGAACCCCAATGGTGAAAAAGCAATCATGCATCGCTTTGCTCCAATAACTTCGCTTCCACCAATCTAAAATCCTCATCTGTGCAATCGACAAAAGTTTTATGCGTTCCTAAAGCAGGGACCAAAATCTCGGATAAAAACTGCGATTTCCCCTTATCACCACATCTCTTCATGTAGGATATAGCTAAAACCGTGACTCTCTTCTTGAGGTCTGGATCCACCGCTTCAACGGCTTTAACATCTTGGGTGATTAAAGCCTCCTGCAACCCTTGAGTGATCAAAGAAAGAAAAGTTAACAACTGTGGTATGTCCTTGGCTTTAACCGCCTCTTCAATAAAATGTACGCTCATCCTCACTCGCTCCCGCTCTTACACTTTTATTTGTTGGGGATGGACGGAGATATAAACATCCACCCCCTGAACCCATCACTGGGGATCTCTTAAATCTGATTGGCATAATAATCTTCTCTATGCTCTTGATCAGGATGCTCATAAATCTCTTCGTCGTCCTCTCCGTCCAAAGACTCTTCCCAATATTCCTTAAGCAATGACTTGAGATTTTTAGCCGTAGCTTGCAGAAGAGAAATGTAAGTTTTTAGGTCATCCATCGCATCTAGCTTGTCTAAAATGGTGGAATCAGACCTTTTAAAAACATCAACTACCGCATTGCACTGCGATATCTCTTCATCCAAATACCGCTGATTCTCGCTAATCTGCATCTCAATACTTATATCTGGATCTGCGTTCGGATGACTATGAAAGTAAAAGTTCTCGTTAATCTCGTCATGAAAATGATTCTTTAATGCTCCCATCTGTACGCTCCCTGGTTTGCGATTTAAGCCTAATTGAATTTTATTTTATGTTTTTGTTGGGGGTATTATTTAACATAATTCTCAGTTAGACAACACCTAAATGAAAAAATACTGCGAATTATGTTAAATATTTTTATAGACACCTTTAACAGCCTATGCTATAAAAGGATCATCAAACACAACCAAAGAATAAGGAGTGTTTTAAGATGACAAATACACCATGGAATGGACCTAAATTCGACGTTTTAACCCGTCGTATTGCGGATCAGGATAGCGTTTTAATTCTCCGTCTTGGTTTAGGGACGGTATCGGAAGACATTTTAAGACACATTGAGCTAGAGGCTAAAGACAGTGCTAATGAGCTTTTAAAGCCCTTGAGGAAAATCATAGATGAGCTGGTGAAAGGTGAAAGAAATAAATGGCGTCAAAGCGATAATCCTGATGACGATGTGTGTGAGGTGTGCCAATGAACACAGTTAAATTAGGGGTTAAACACTTCGATACCCGAAAAAGAGGACGCACCACCGAAATTCGAGCGGATGGCTGGATGAAGGAAGACAATATCGCCCGTCTTTCGGTTGTGGTCTCAGTAGCTGGGGAAACAACAGACGAAGAAAAGCTCAGAGAGTATAAAGAGTTCGTGATTAGTGCTTTCGCTAAAGCGATCAGTTAAAAAGAGAGTGCGTCACTATGGAAAGAAAAGTTTTAACACCTGAAGAAAGGATGTTGTGTAGACGAGAATATAAACGTCGCTACTATCTCAAGAACAGAGACAAAATACTAGAACGCAGGCGTCGGCGCTATCTTAAGAATAAAGATAAAATACAAGAATATAGTCATCAATACTATCTTAAGAATAAAGATAAATATCGAGAATATAAACGTCGCTACTATCTCAAGAACAGAGATAAAATGAGAGAAAAAGCCCGTCAGTCTTACCGGAAATTATATTCAAAAGATAGCTGGATAGCTCCAGAAGAGCCAATGGGCATGACAAAAGCTGAGATCGAAGCGTTAGAAAGAGAGATAGCAAGACTGAAAGCTAAACCTATAGAAGAACTAATTTATAAGAAGGCTTAAATGTCAGGTATGCAATGGAAGGAACAGGCTAAACAAGCCATTCATAATGGGTTTAAGCTCATCCCTTTACGCTTTAGGGATAAAAGACCACTGCGATTGGGTAAGTGGGAAGAACAACTGCTTTCAAGTGAGGAAATTGACAAACTTCCTGCTTGTGGCTTTGGGCTTGTTTGCGGTGTAGGGGAACAGCCACTTTACGCCTTTGATATTGACTCAAAAGACGAAAAAACCACCAATAATTTTAAGGATACTTTTGAGATTCTTCACGGAACACCGATCGTAAGAATAGGGCAAAAGCCTAAAATTCTTATTCCTTTCCGAATGGATAAAGACGGGGTTAAGAAGAAGAAAACGCCTGAAAGTCCCCAAGGGCATCTTGATATTTTAGGCTATGGTCAATACTTCGTTGCCTATAATATCCATCCTATAACAAAAGAAGAATACACATGGACGACTCCACCTCATAGATTTAAAGCGGAAGATCTTCCTTTGCTTTCCAAAGAAGATGTTGAATGTTTTTCTAAGGCTTTTCAAGATTTTACCACGCCATTGGTAAAAGCTAAAAAATCAATTAAACCCGTAAAACTGGGTAAAAACAACAATAATAGATATTACACCAACAGAGAAATAACCGCCTTTCTATCTTGTTTTAATGAAGACTTTTATAACGGTTCGCATGATGATTGGATACCCGTTATTATGGCGGTTCACCACGAAACGAGAGGATCGGATAAAGGACAAGATATTGCTAGACGGTGGAGCAAACAAGGATCAACCTATGATGAAGCGAATTTTAATTATAAATGGGACACCTTTGACTGTGAAGAGAATGGCGATCCAGCGAAAAAGCGTTCTACGTTTGCTTCTCTTTTTTATCACCATAGAAAATTAATACCTGATGGACTTTTAGAAGACCGTTTTAGTGATGCCTATAATAAAGCCTTGTTCAGTGTGTTTAAATTAGGACACTTTCTTTATGCATCGGACATTAAATCATGGTATAAAAGGGACGAGACCAACCGTTATATATGGAGGATTACAGATGATAAAATAGCGGGTTATATCATGGATTTTCTTGTTGCTCAGAAGAACGATTCCTTCGATCTTTGTGAGGAGCTTGTAAACGAAGATGATACTAAGAAGAACCCGAGAGCCTTGTATTTTAAGGTTTATGATAAAAGAAACGCTTGTCAGTATTCAACGTCTAAATCAACAGCAAACGCCCTTGAGTCTAAAAGCCACTTTCATATAACATCGGATCGCTTTGATGCTAACCTTAGATATATAGGGGAAAAAGATGGGGTATTAGATCTAGAAACAGGACAACGCATTACCCCAACTGAAGAATTATATATTACCAAATCAACAGGAACTCCTTTCGTTGAGGGCGAGCCCTCGCAAGAGTTTCTTGATCTGGTGTCGGGATACTTCGAAAGTGAAGAGGTGATGAATTTCTTCACCCGTTGTGTTGGTATGGCGTTGTTAGGGGGGAATGAAGCTCAGCGATTTATTCATATTCGTGGTGTTGGTGGAAGTGGCAAAAGCACCCTCATGAACCTTATTAAATACGCTTTCGGAAACCAATACGTCATTAATGCCGAGGCAAGCGACATTATGCAAAACCGTCCCCCAGAAGCAGGTAAAGCAAACCCTAGCCTTATCAGGCTCATGGGAGCTAGAGTTGTTATTATCAGCGAAACTAATGAAAATGATGAAATAAACGCCGCTAAAATAAAACAAATGACAGGAGGTGATTGCATGACAGCACGCCTCAATTACGGTAATACCTACAGTGAATCACCCGCTAGTTTTACTCCTTTCATCGTCTCTAACAAACATCTGTTCGTTAGAAATCCCGATGATGCATGGTGGAGGCGATACATCGTAATCCCTTTCGATAAACCAATAGCAAATAGGGATGCATCCTTTGCCCAAAAACTAGAAACCAAATACACCTTAGAAGCGAAGAAATGGTTTCTAAAAGGAGTTAAAGCCTACATCAGCAAGGGGCTAGACGTCGATATACCTGAAGTATGTTTAAAAGCCAAAGAGGAAGAAAGACAGGGAACAGATACTTACCAAGCGTGGATTGATGATTGTTGTGATATTGGTGAAAATCTATGGGAAGAGAGCCACAGTTTAGCAAAAAGCTACAGTGAATACCGGGAACAGGAGTTAAACTACGATAGAAAACGCATATCAACGAGAACAGTTGCACTCAATCTTAAACAAAAAGGATTTAAAGCGGGTAGGCAATGGGAAAAACCCCGCCCTAACAGAGGACGATATTTAAGAGTAATCGAAGGATTAAAACTTAAACCCGCCTTTGAATCAGTGGATGATAATAACAATATTATAGATTTTAAGAGATAGGTATAACTAATTGACTCTGTTAACATCGAAGGTGTATAATAGGACTTATGGAAAAGACAGCCGTAAAACAAAAAGTTCAAAGAGATAGTGTTGAAATCCGCTTTACGAAGTTGGAAACGGCTTTACCATATCTTGCAACTAAAGCGGATCTAGCTGATGTTAGAACAGAGCTTAAACAAGATATAGCTAACGTTAGAACAGAGCTTAAACAAGATATAGCTAACGTTAGAACAGAGCTTAAACAAGATATAGCTAACGTTAGAACAGAGCTTAAAGCAGATATAGCTGATGTTAGAACAGAATTAGCTTGTACTAAGTCAGAACTTAAAGACGCTATTAACAGTCAAACAAAGTGGTTTATGGGGATAATAGTCTCTGTACTCGTATCTACTATAGGAATACTGTTAAAACTATCTAGCCATTAATCAATAACCTCCTTTACGCCATTTTTACCTCCATTTCCACCAGAACATCATGCCAACAAACCCGAAAAAGAGTAGGGCATTAAACGCTATCTTCAGCTTCTCTAAGCATGTAAAAAAATGTTTTTTCATGGTTTATCCTCCAAATCAGCCAGCTCAAATTTGAGCTCGCTAACTTCCAAGTGTCAAAGATGGGGTAACGTTTTGTTACCCCATAGCAATGAGCATTAGTCTTAAGGGGGGCGGTGTTTTACCGCCCCCTTGCTACGAACTTTTTGTATTCCGCCTTCAGTCTTAAGGGGGTGGTGTTTTGCCACCCCCTTGCTACGAACTTTTTGAATTCCACCTTCAGTCTTAAGGGTGCCTCGTTTCAGGGCTCCCTTGCAATGAGCATTAGTCTTAAGGGGGTAACAAAACATTACCCCCTTGCTACAGACTTTTTGAGTCCTTCCAAGGCTGTCAGAGATGGGGTAGCGTTTTGCTACCCCACAGCAATGAGCATTAGTCTTAAGGGGGTTCCGTTCCAGGTGTTCATTCTAATACCGTATCACCTTCAACTACTGTATCACCTCCAACTACCGCATTACCTCTAACTCTTGCGTTCCCACTAATTACCGTAAAGCCAATAACGAATGCATCACCTCCAACTTCTGCAGTATCTCTAACTATTGCATTACCTCCAACACTTGCATTACCGCTAACTTTTGCATAACCTCCAACTTCTGCAGTATCTCTAACTATTGCATTACCTCCAACACTTGCATTACCGCTAACTTTTGCATAACCTCCAACTTTCGCATTATCTCTAACATATGTATTATCACTAACTTCTGCATTACTTTTAACTTGTGCAAAACGAGAAACTGACGCATTACCACTAACTCTTGCATCATCAATAACGGTTGCACAATCTCTAACTACTGCATTATCATACACCCAACAACTACCACTATGGCAAAGGTTATCTTCATCTTCGATAAAACCCCCCTAAAGCACCTTTCTTAACATCGTTAAAACCTCTTAAAGCCCTAATGCGATGACATTCTGAAAAGACTCTGTGTTCTTCTTTTGTTATTTTATATTTCTTCGTCATAGGTTCTATTCTTCCATATCTGTCGGTTGAACTTTGTTGAAAGAGCCCCTTGATAGTTTGCTCAAGGGGCTCTTTCGCTTTAATCACTAGATAGTTTCGCACCCTTTGTAAGGTGTTCTTCATACCTCTGATTTACCTTAGTTTGTAACTCTTTTTGTTCTTCTAAAGTAAGCCTACAAACGGCATCACAGAGTTGATCAGGATTCAGCTTCTTTGGTTCATCCGCTAAACCACAGCCACAGAGGGATAATAAAGTTGAAGCAATTAGTACTTTCTTAATAGTCATAATGGTATTTTCCTTTCATTGTTATTCGCCTTTTGGCTCGTTAAACCTCTAAAGGGGTGTTAGTGGTTTTTATACAGGGGTGGATCAATCACGGAGGTATAAACATCCACCCCCGAACCCTTTACAGGTTATCCCTTAAATCTGACTGGCGTAATAATCTTCTTTATGCTCTTGATCAGGATGCTCACTACAGTTTTCACAACCTTCACAATCTTCACGGGCTTCATCTAATAACCTCCAAACCTCATTATCTTCGAATATCTTGAGTTCTAAACGCCGTTTATGAGCCTTAGCTAAAACAATAATCCGGTTGACTTCCTCGATTAAATCCTCTAGTATGTGTGTCCGTATTGTACGGTCCCGAAAATGAATTAACTTCTTAGAGGTCTTTAAAGCTCTTTCAAGCTTCTCAATTACCTCTACTTCATAGTTAGATTCAGGCTCAATGCCCATCCGAGGGTTTACAGCACTTAAAAACTCGTAGTTGGCTTCAATCTCTTCGAGGTAATATTGCTTTAATTGTCCCATTTTCTAGGTCTCCGTACTTCGTCTACACCTCTACACCACCCCTTTAAAAGGGTGGTTGTAGGTTAAGATACTTTTTCGATGAGTTCGGCTTTACTGGGGTTTAGGGCACGCCTGCGTAGCAGTCTTCGAACTAATTTCCTTGGCAGATTTCCACCTTAATTCGATAATTTCATCAAGAAGCTTCTGCTCTTGCTCTCTATACATGTTCGGGTAGGTTTCAGGGGAATACAACGCTTCACACCACTTATCTAAATAGAATTTAACATCTTCATGTAGGTAGTTCTTAAACTGCTTTTGTAAATCTATTTCCATCAGTTACTCCTTAAATTTCTTAAATCAATTCGTTCCATTTAACGGATGACTTCTTGTTTATTTTATGGTATTATTTAACATAATTCTCAGTTAGTCAACACCTAAATGAAAAAATACTGCGAATTATGTTAAATATTCACACTAAGGTCGTTTTTACAGTTGGTTAAAGGCTTGGATGTTATGTTTTTAAATCCATTTTTAGAAACTTCGTTAAAATCATTGCAAGAGTACACTTTGATCATCACGCCAGAAATACGCCAATATTGGAAAGACGTCGGAACACGTATTAGAGATATACGGAAATCAAAGGACAAAACCTTAGATGAAATAGCTAAAGAAGCCAATCAAACGGAGAGTACTATTTGGAAGTTCGAAAACGGCTTGTGCTCTACAAGCATTAACTACGCTTTATGTCTACGTAATGAATACGAAATCAGTTTTGATTGGATCTATGACGGTGAAACGATCCTTAAAGTTTATAAACCTAAGACTTTAAAAGGTGATGTTTTAGATCCCGTAGCTATCGGCTTGAGGCTTAAAGAGATAAGAGAGCATCTAGGTCTTAATAGAGTTGAGTTCGGAAAGCTAGTAGGTTTACCGTGCGCTTTAATTTCAATGTATGAAAGTGGGAAAAGAACACCGCGTATAACAACCGCACAAAATATCAAGCAAGCAACTAAAAAACATCTTGATTGGATTTACTTTGGTGATGAGGTTATCATACCTAAAAGTATTAAGCGGGCAAAGGCCAATCAATCTTCTCGTAAAGCCAAAGAATAAGTCAAGATTGTAGGTATTATATACAACTGTCTACGGGTCGTTAAAAGATTCTTTAATCAACGGGTTAAGGTGGTAGGGGGATGGTTAATTTAAAATATTTATTTTATGGGTTGACAGTTAATAAATCATTTCCTTATAATACCCCCAACAAAAACATAAAATAAAATTCAATTAGGCTTAAATCGCAAACCAGGGAAGTGATGCTATACATCTGTTCACGGCTTCGAGTGTGATTTGTAGCTCATCTTAAAAATAATATCAAGAACTTTTCCCTTAAAAATCTAAGAAGAATCCTATAGTGGGATCTATTTTAGAAACATCCCCCTTGACACAACACTTTGAGAAATGGTATTGTAAGAAAACGCTCTTAACGCTCTTAATAAAGAGCAACGGAGTTTTTAGAGGACGGTATTGGAAGGTATGCGAACGTATAGGTTACACCTCGGGAGGATAGCCGATCATTACTAGTAAACATCCGATGGCAAGAAACCCTCTAAAACTTTCGTCACGGCTTTACGTGTACTAAGCGATATTGTGGACGCTTGATAACCATAAGCTACACCTCGGGAGGATAGCGATGATTGGTTTATCTCGGTCGCACCAAGAAACTTAGTGCCCCTTCAGCCGAATTATGGTTTTAATCGTCGTTTTTTTTAAATTAAAGAACGATGAGCCATAGTAGTCGTTTTTTTTTAAATTTTAAAAACGATGACAACTTTTCACGTCTTCTAAAAATAAAAAAATCCTTAAAAACCCTTAAAATACGTAAATGGTAACCACTGGTAACCACGTGGTAACCACTTCTATTTCACTATGTGGTTACCGAAAAAATAGCGTAAAATGAGCCACTTACGTTTGTATTTTAGGTGGTAACCACTGGTAACCGCATTTCTAACAATCCCCTATACTATATACATGTATATAAGAGAGAGCTATACCTCTATACTTTTTCTCACGTATGTAAAAGTTTATAAAGATGTGGTTACCATGGTTACCAGTGGTTTTTTATCACTTAACTATTTGATTTTACTTTACTTTTCTGGTAACCACATAGTGAAATAGAAGTGGTTACCACGTGGTTACCAGTGGTTACCACCTAAAAAAAACTACTACTGCTACCCCAAAGTGGCTGAAGGTCGGCATCTGCGAGCTTTTTATAACCTCGTAACTTAAGGAGCTTCATAACTTCAATAACTTAAGGAGCTTCATAGCTTAAGAAGGCTCCTTAAGCCCCTCAAACTTTTAAATTGTCGCGCACCTTACAACTTCTAAAACCTTAAAGCTTTTAAAGCTTATAAAACTTTGTAAAAAGCTTGCTATTTATTTGATTTTATGCTACTTTACCTTTATTATGTACGCTCACAAATACACAAAAGAAAGAATTGATAATATTTTAGCTTCTTTTAGTGGTGGTTTGTCATTATCACAATCCTGTAAGAAGCACGGTGTAACTGTGGTTTCTTTTCACGGTTGGGTAAAACAAGATCGAGAAGATTTAGAAAAGCGTTATGAGCAAGCTAAACAGAGCCACATGGAGCATTTGAGCGAAAATCTTGCCTCTGTTGTTGAAGCTCCACTTACTGAAGAAGAAAGAGATCATCCTCAAGCAATCAAGTTACGAGAACTCCGTATGAAACGTCTGCAATGGGAATTAGAGAAGAGATATAGAAATGTATACGGTAATCATGTATCGGTTGAGCAGAAGCATACGATAGATTTAAAGCCGTTGATGGATAGAGTACAACATAGCATTCAAAGCAAGGGATTAAAGCCTGTTAAAGCATTAGATAAACAAACAGAAAAGCCTCTTGAGCTTCCGAAGTTAACTAAACATGACTAATCTACCATCAATACCACAAAAGAAGATTAAGGATTATTTCTGTTGATTTATGGAGTTTAAGGAGTTTGGAGTTTAATTAGTTAATAAAAACTTCAAGAGTTTAGGAGTTTAAATAGTTAATAAAAAGTTAAAGAGCTGAAGGAGTTTAGGGAATTTAGAGGGTGGGGAGGCCCCCAGAGACTAATTTTAAAGGATATATAGGCACCCCTCCGACAATTTTTATAAAATTTTGGAATATTGAAGAGTCTTCAGCTATTTTACACAACAATGCTTCTTAAGCTCAGAAACCTACCATTAGCGACAAAAGAGTGTATAACACCTTATCCCCATTACAAAATCAAAAAAACTAATTTTAATCATGTTTCTGACGTTTTTAGCTTGCAGAGCGATTCAATTTATGGTAGTGTAACCTTTGTTAAGGAATGAAATACGCTTTAGGTATGCTTTAGAAGGGAGGGGGTTGTGTTAACCACGTCTGCAATCCTCTTTTTTCTTCAGTGTGTTATAATTGAATTTTATTGAAGAAGGGTTTTATTGAGCCGAGAACTTCCAACAAATCCAGAAACGGAGCAAAAGCTTTTTGATCTGATGTGGTCTGATGAGATAAAGCTGAGTTTTAGCAATTTTGTATTGCATTTTTTTCCTTGGGGTGAAAAAGGCACACCGCTTGAAGGTTTTTCTGCTCCTAGGAGCTGGCAACTAGAGTTCATGGAAGTGGTTGACGCTCATTGTCTTAACAGTGTTAATAACCCCAATCCTGAAGTATTTAAAGGGGCTATATCGGCAGGTCGTGGTATTGGAAAGACGACGTTAAACGCTTGGTTAGTTTTATGGCTGATGTCGACTCGACCAGGGATATCGGTTATTTGTCTTGCGAACTCTGAGACTCAGCTTAAAACGACTTTATGGGCTGAAGTTAGTAAGTGGCTATCCCTGTTACCGAACAAACATTGGTTTGAGATGCAATCGTTATCTTTGCATCCAGCTCCTTGGTATTCTGATGTTTTACATTGTAGTCTTGGGATTGATTCTAAACATTATTCGACGATGTGTAGGACGTATTCGGAAGAGCGTCCTGATACTTTTGTTGGTCATCATAACACCTATGGAATGGCGATAATTAACGATGAAGCATCGGGCACTCCTGATGTTATTAACTTAGGCATTCTTGGATTTTTAACGGAGCGGAACGCTAATCGTTTCTGGATTATGACGTCTAATCCTCGTCGTTTAAGTGGCAAATTTTACGAGATATTTAATAAGCCATTAGATGATTGGAAGAGGTTTCAGATTGACACACGAACGGTCGAAGGCATTGATCCGAGTTTTCATGAAGGGATCATAGCTCGTTATGGCTTGGATTCCGATGTTACCCGGGTTGAGGTATGTGGACAATTTCCACAACAGGACATCGATAGTTTTATACCACAACAATATATTGTTGAAGCATTAGAACGAGTTGCAATTCCAGATCCGTATGCTCCTTTAATCATGGGTTGTGATATAGCAGGAGAAGGGGAGGACAAAACCGTTGTCGTTTTGCGAAGAGGCAATATTATTGAGCGTATTTTTGATTGGTCTGGCGAGCTTATTGAAGTAACGAATCGGAAGATATCGAGTTTAATTAACCGGTATAATCCTGACGCTATTGTTATTGACGGCAATGGGATAGGAGGGACAGTAGTCAGTTATTTGCTTAACATGCATCATATTTCGGTTGAGGTGATATTAGGTCAACGCCGAAGTACCGAACCTGAACAGTATCACAATTTAAGGGCGGAGTTGTATGATTTAATGAGATCAGCGATTACAGGGGGTTTACAACTTCCTGATGACTGTCCTGATTTAATTAACGAGTTAAAATCCATCAAATCCATATCTGATACCTTGGGTAGATTATTGATTGAGAAAAAGCGTCAAGGTCGTTCTGAATTCGGAGTTAGAAGTCCTGATTTCGTGGATGCGTTATGCTACACTTTTGCGGTTGATCCTCCGAGGAAAGACAATCCTTTATATCAAGGTCAAGATATATCGGAGTATGAGGCTTTGGACACTGGTTTTAACTATGAGGCTTACGGGATGTAGGCATGGTAGATAAGGTGGGATTAAAAAAAGAAGACAATAACAATAAAGAGTTCATTAAGAAGTTAATTGCTCGATTTGAAAGCTTAAAAGCCCAACGGTCTGAGATTGAACCGATTCGTCAGGAGATTATAGATTTAGTTTGTCCTTATAGAGGTAAGGCATCTGAAGACAAAAAAATCTGGGATACAACAGCGACATCCGCCAGTGATAAACTTGCTTCTTTACTCCATAATCTTATCACTCCTTTTGGGTCTCGTTGGCATGGTTTGGTAGCTCCTGATCCCCAGTCAGGGTCTTTTTTTGCCTCACAGGAGAACAAACTGATACGAGAACAATGTGATCATTTTGTGATGGAGTTGTTTGCTCAACGGGAACTTCCTGCATCAGGATTTAACCTTTGTTTGAAGGATTTTTATACGGAAGTTGTGTTGTTTGGGATGGGATGTTTTTACGTTTCGGAGCGAGAAGGGGGAGGATTAAGGTATATTTCCGTACCGGTATCTTCAATTGTTTGTTCTGCTAATCACGAGAATGTCGTTGATACGGTTTTTGAAGAATTTTCTTTAACCCCTGAGAATGTAGCTAAAAAATGGGGATATGATGCTCTTTCGGATAAGATGAAGGAGGATTTAGATCGTTCTGATCCTCAGAAGTATGAGTTTTTTCAAGCGGTTTTTCCAGATAAAGAGGATGATTACGAAGGGTATAAAAAGGTTATAGTCAGTATTGATGAGAACCGTATTATTGAAGAAGGTTATCATCGGGTAATGCCTTATATTGTTGGTCGCTATGAAGCGAGTCCTAGTAACCCTTTTGGGTATTCTCCCACCCATAAAGCATTACCAAGCATTCGGCGATTAAACGCTTTGAGTGCTTCTGTTTCCCTTTATTCGGAAAAGGCGTTAAACCCAGCAGTTCTTACATCAGAAGATACGAGAGGAAAAACATTTTCGACTAAGCCGAAAACTGTGAATCATGGATGGATGGATCGTCAAGGGAGACCTCGTGCAGTCCCTTTTTTTACAGGGAGCGACGCTCGCCCTTCGCATGAAGAGATGCAAAGATTACAAATGCAGATCCGAGAGTTATACCTTCTGGATTTATTTCAAGTGTTAGCGGATAGGGCTAGTAGGTCTGCTACGGAATCGATGGAGAAGACCCTAGAGAAAGGTATTTTTATCTCTGCGATAGTTGGAGGGTTACAAGCAGAATTTGTCGGTTCGATGGTCAAGAGGGAAATAGATATTTTATATCAAGATCAAGGGGACATTCGTGGCTTAGGGAAGGATTTGAAAGTTTCTTACACTTCTCCATTATACAAATACCAAAAGGCAGAAGAGTTGAATGGGATTGTTCAGGGTATAAGAGTTAATGCGGAGATAGCTAGTATGACGGGGGATCCGACTCCACTGATGATGTTTAATCCTTATCTGTGTGGAAAATACGCGGCAGATGGTTCGGGAGTTCCAGAAGTTCTTGTTTTATCTGAAGAAGATACGAAACAAAAACTTATTGAGAAACAGAAGCAAGCGGAAGCCTCCCAAATGAAACAATTAACGATGGAGGAATCCATTAAGACAGGAGGAGCGATAGCACAAGATAGGGCTAAAGGAGAGGTATGATTAAGGGATTTGATGAAGTAGAGAAAGCTGAGAAAGTTGAACAAGTAAGAAGATACAAATCGGTTTTTGCGACTTTTGAAGGTCGTTGGGTTTTATTGGATATTATGAGAGAAGGGGGTTTATTAGCTACTGAACTTTCGAATGATCCGATTGCTTTAGCTCGACGTGAAGGGAAAAGAACAATAGCCCTTTATATTACGGATTTGATTGCTTTAGAGGCGGAAGAGCTTATTTCCGCTTATAGAGAATTGGAACAAATGGAACAATAGGGAAATAGAACATGGAACAAGAGAACATACAACTGAAGGAAGGAATTGTTGATACTTCAGTTTCTACAAAAGGCGAAGAAATCAATACAGACCCTTCTGTGAAAGAGATGGGATCTAAAGTGGAGGTATCGGAAGCTAAATTCGATAGCAAACCTGATGTCTCAAAGAAAGCATCTTTATCTGACAAGCTTTTTAGTGATGAGAAGGTAGATATACCGAAGGATTATACGATTGATTTTCCTAAAGGTGTTTCTGAAGCTGATAAGAAGCAAGCGTTAGAGAGTTTTGTTAAAAATGGTCTTTCGAAAGCTGATGCACAGGTATTGACAGATTCTTTAGCTAAGTCGTTTCAAGAGCATATAAAGAGTCAAGAGGAAAAGCACAACAGGATATTTGATGAAGACATTTTGAAGTTAAAGCGAGAATATGGTTTGGAGGGATTTTCGCAATTAAACAAGAAAGTCAAAGGTTTTGTGAAAGAAGTGGGATTATCAGGCGAAACTTTTGATAATTTTATCGCTGTTGCTGGAGCCTATAACGCTTTTAAACTGTTAGAGAAACTATCACGTTCAACTCGGGATTCTAGCTATTCACCTCCACCACCTTCGCAAAGAGGTTCCCAAGAGGCTGATAGGGATTTTGATAAGGTTTTTGATACCCCCGATTTCGGATCAAGGGTTTTGTCTGGGGATATGGAGGCGACAAAGACCCTTCGGCAATGGGCCGAAAAGCAAGCAACACTTAATCAATAAAGGAATAAAAAAAATGGCTACAAAAGAACAATTAGCAACTGCTAATATATATGAATTTAAGAAACATGTTGAGTTAGCACTTCAAGAGACTAAATCGAAACTTCGCCCAACGGTAACAGAACAAGCAACGGAAGGGGAAGCATCGGCACTGGTTGAAGTGTTTAAACCTACAGAAGCTCATGAGATTGTCGGGGATATGCCTGATACAATCTATAATGCGACGGATCAAGATAGACGTTGGGTTGGTCATAGCCAATTCGGTTGGGCAGAACGCATTGATCCGTTTGCAACCCTTGATTCAGGTATTAATCCGTTATTGCCATATGCATCGTTAGCGACAGCAGCGATGCATCGTAAGCAGGATGAAGCGATACTAAAAGGTATGCTTGGAGTTAATAAGAAAGGTAAGATAGGGGCGGAAACTGAGTTTTTTTCTAAAGAAAATATACTATCTGCGGTTGAAGGGGATGATTTTTTCAAAACCTTTATAGGACAATTGATTACTGCCAAATCGATATTTCGAAAACGCTATATTGATGTTGATTCTGAGCAAGTTTATGTTCTAGTTCCTAGTGATGTATGGGCATCGCTATTTGCCTTAGAAAGGGCTACTTCCAAGGATTATATCAACACTGCTGCTTTGCAAGCGGGTAAAATTGAAGCGTTTGCGGGTGTTTGGTTTATCAACATGGAAAAAGTTCCAGGTAATGATTTGTTTCCTGCTGGAACAAAATTCCCCGGACTGATTGACGGAAAGGTTGAATACCCTAATGGCAAACCTACCGTGAAATCTTCTGCAAAATTTGAAGATACTAAGATTAAGTATGTTCTTCCAATTTATTGCAAATCGGCGGTGGTTTTCACACAAAGAAAAGCCATTGATGGCAACATTCTAAAGATCCTGGTAAATGGCATGCCCCTCAAATCACTTTAACCTCATCTTTTGGAGCAACGAGAATAGAACCAGATAAGATATTAGGGATTGAGATATCGAAAGATTCCTTGAAAGGTGTGCCAGTGCTAAAAGGAACTAAGGCTGCATGATGACTGATTTAGAGGTTTGCAATTGGGCTTTACGCAAAATAGGAGAAGAGCCTGTTGAGACTTTAGAGGATAATTCCTCTCTTGCTTTGAGCTGTAAGGCTCAATTGCAACCTCTTCATTCATCTTTATTACGTCGTTTTGATTGGAGTTTTGCAACTTTTTGTTATTATCTCTCGCCTTTAGAACAAGAGGATGACGGTCAATGGATCTATCCTCTTCCCCGAGATTGTCTCAGAATATTAAAACCGCAAAATCCTCTTTTGAGGGGGTTGATGTTGTATTCCTCAATGGAGGAATTTTTAGCTTTAACCTTTATCAAGAAGGTTAAAATAGAAGATTGTGATCCTTTATATTGTGAAGTTTTGGCGTGTAAACTGGCTTTGGAGGTTTGTGTACAAGCCAGAGAGAATGAAGGATTGAAGAATTCTTTAATCCGAGATTTTGAAGTAGCTTGGGATAATGCGGTATTATCTTCAAGTAAAGAACGTCAAGGAGAGCCTATTTATTATGACTAAAGCGATTCATTTTAAAAACTCTTTTGCGTCTGGTGAGGTATCACCCTTTGTTCATCAATCAGGTTCAAATTTGAAAATTTATCAAAGCTGTTTAGCTCATTGTCATAACTACATACCATTGCGTACTGGGGCTTTAATGAGAAGACCAGGTACACGGATTTATCATGTTTTTGATGATGTTGATAAACCACAACGTCTTTTTTCTTTTGTGAAAGATGCGTATACGGCGTATATTATAGTATTAGGATATTTAAAACTTCATATATTTGAACGACGAATGGGTGGTTGTTCAAAGGTTACAACTATAGAAGTTCCTTATAAAAAGGAAGATGTGGATGAGATTGAAGTAGCTCAAAACATTGATACATTATGGATGGTTCATCCAAAACATCCACCCTGTCAATTGGAGCTAAAAGGCAAAGATTGGGAATTTAAAGAAGTTTTATTTAAACATGTTCCTCCACTTAAGGAACAGTTTATTGATGATAAGAAAGTTAGCATAAACCTAAAAACTCCATTTGAGAATACGGAAACAGGTAAAACGGGTATGGTTTCGGTTGAGGCAGATGGAGAGATGTTTAAGGAGATGGATATAGGAAGAGAGTTAAATCTTGGATTTCGTCCTCAACGATGGATACCAGATACGTGGTATTTGGATAATTCCTATGTTGTGCATAATGACCGATTGTTGAAATGTATAAATAAAGGCAAATCACAATCGACTGAATGGACGTTTTCTGACAAAGAACATCAGCAAAAGGATGGAAGTTGTTTATGGGAAAAAGTCGAAAGCACAAAAGGTAATGCCCGAAACCTACTGATCTGGGTGACAGGTGTTATTAAGCGTTTTAAAACGGCTAAATGTGTTTTGTTGGAGCTTAAAGGAGCGTTTCCATTGCAAAATGATTTACCGACAAAGCATTGGTTATTAGGAGAATGGGGACAGAAAGAGGGCTATCCGTCTTGTATTACCTTTTTTGGTAATCGTTTAGTGTTAAGTGGCGGTAAACACAATCCGCAAACGGTTCATTTCTCAAAATTAGATGATTTTACTGATTTTAATCAAATATCTGAACAAGGGGGAAATACAGATTTAACAAGTTCATTTTCAGTTTTATTAGGTTCAGATGTCAGACAGGGTATTCAGTGGTTATCCCATACAGATAGTGGTTTGTTAGTAGGTACGGAATCGGCTTTGTGGTTGATAACACAGACTAGTCAAAATGAGGTTGTATCGAAAGCGACGGTTGCGATTAGGTCTATTGGTAATTTTGGTAGTATTGCCGTTTCCCCGATTTTAGTTGGTTCTCATTGTGTTTTTATTAAAGATACAGGCAGGGATTTAATCAGTTTGGTCGGGAATAGATCGGCGGATAATACTAAGACTGAATACCGCTTTAGGGATTTGAACCTATTTGCAGAACACATATTAACTAAAGGGGTTTGGGAAGCAGTCTTACAACAAAGTCCATATTCTATTATCTGGGTGGTTTTACGAGATGGTAGATTAGTTGGATGCACATTTGATCCAGACAATGAGGTATGTGCATGGCACACACATGATTTAGGAGGATTTTATACCCAAATTCATTCCTTAACCAGTTGTGCTAGTTTTTTAGATGGGCAAGATGATCTGTGGCTTTTAGTTGAAAGACTGGATGATACAGGCAGAAAAACCAGATCCCTCGAAAAGTTGGGTAATTTCCGTAGAATGAACACATATCAACCTGTGGATGTGATTGATGGATATTCTAGAAAGGGATGAGAAGGTATGGATCAAGGATTAGTGAGCATTGCGGTTTTAAGTCTATTTTTAATTGGATGTGATTTAGGCGCAGAACGCAATGATATCAAGAGTGTACAAACAGGACATAACAAAATGGCAGATAATAAACAAAATATTACTTTGCAATACCTAGATAGGGAAGTAAGGGATTTAGAGACCCTACTTGAACGAGCTAAGAACGGATTAATTCCTTTAGACGAGCAGGAATATATTAGGGGAGTGAAGGAAGTAGAAATCCGTAAGATGATGGAATTGTTTGCTTCTGATCCTGCCAATAGTGGGGTAAGTACAAAGAGTATATCTGTCCGTTTGAATGAAATTTGGGATGGGTTAGTTGTGGTCTGGAACAATGAGGTTGATCGTTTTAACGACCAGTTAGTGATGGACACTACCAACAAAGAAGCGCGTATTCAAGACTCCGAAAAAACTCTAGATTCCATTTCTAGACAGGACGCATGGGAAAAGACTTCTTCTTTACGTCCGAATGCTGGAAGAACAAAAGCTTTTGATTAAACAGGTTAGAGATAAGGATATTGAGAAGACTATTGCGGAAATTGAGAACTTTATTAAGGATTCTGAGGAAAGACTTAAGAACGCCATAGAGGCACGGAAGCGTAAGGATTATGAATTATCGCATCTTCATGTCGAAAGGTTTTATGATAAATTATTTGAGACTAATGACATTATAACCACCGTTAGTACTCGGATTCTGATGCTTAGGGGTAATAACAGTTTATTATATGCTTCTATCAATAATACATGTAATAAAGCGAATAAGCTATTGTTTGATGCTGAAAACGTAAAATCTATGGAGCCTAGTGAATTTGAGTATTTAAAAACATCTCCTTTAAGTCAGGAAGAAGGCACGAAGCGTGTTAATGAGTTATTGGATAAAGCAGAAGATTATTTACAAGAAGCAATAAAAGAGATGGACGCTAAGAATCACCGATCCTCAAAGCGTCTCGCATTAAAAAGCGAAAGATATAGAAACAGAGCTATAGCTTTCATTGACGCTTTGGGTGCCCATTTTCCTAATACGCCTAGTCCGCCAGGTTTAGAAGCTAAAATCGCTAATTATGGTAGTACGCAGCGTAAGTATTTAGAGAAGAAAGCAACTTCAACTTCAATTCCAACTTCAACTTCAATTCCAACTTCAACTCCTGGTAGTAGCCTGTGGGATAAACTAAAGAAGATAGATTCAAGTCTCAAGAAAGCTGGAGAGGTTGTTGATCAAGTGGATAGGGAAATAGGGCTTTATCTCAAATATCGTGATAGAGAGGTTTTTAAGAGCACTTCTGTTTCTCAATCCTCGATTGATGTAATGAAACAAGAAAGTGAAATGGTCAAGGTATCGTTAGATGGTTCTATAGTGCCTTACAAACAAGGAGATTCTATAGTTGAGGGTGAGGGAATTGGTTATACATATACATCATTAGCACAACTTCCTAGTATAGATACTGGAGAAGCTTTTAATGGGTTGGGAGGTAGGAAAAGACGCGTTGTATCAAGTAGTGTCCGAGTTTTAAACGCTCAAGGGTTAGAGGTAGGAACGTCTTTTGACAAGATGTATCCCGTTAAAGGGCTGAAAGACGAAGCGAAATCAGGTGAATTTAATTGTCCGCTTGGAGGAAGTTTTACCTCGCAAGATGGATTATGTTTACGTCAAAAAGGAGCGAATACAGGAGCTATAACGGCTGTCATAACTCATTTTAGTACAGGGGGCTAAAATGGTAGGATTATTACCTTTCTTTCTAACTGGGGCTTCAGTTCTATCCAGATTCACTAAAGGTATTTTGGACTATCAAGCGGATGTATCGCAAGCTCAAGCACAAATTGAAACAGATGAGCAACGTAAGAAGCTTGCACAGGATAATGCACATCTTGCGGATTTGGAAACATTAGATCAAATATCGCAAAAGCGGAAAGAGCATGTTTATTTAAGTTCTAAGATGCGATCACAGATGTCTGCTCGTGGACTATCCCCTGTTACGCAAGAACTATGGTTAGGACAGACTTTAGCGGAGATGGAGCGAGAGATCCAGACTATTTTAGGTTCTGGTCAAAAGAAAAGTTCAGCGCTATGAGGATGAGTCTGATTGGTTGCGTGGGAACATTAGTAATTTGGTTAAAAGTCGAAGCAATATGGGCTGGAAACATGCATTTGGCACGTTTGCGGATTTAGTTACTTTTGGGCTTTCTAAAGGTTTAGGAGGATAAGGTGTCAGAGCTCGTTCCGTACATATCAAGGGCGACCCCATTTGCTCCTGTTAAAGAGCATGTGCAACAACGTTATAGTCCTGATGAGGGATTGCGTGATATAGCTAATAAGTTAAATCAATCTACCAAGTTAATAGAAGAGACAGTAAGGAGGCAATCGGCGTTTAAGGCGGATAGTGAGTTTTTGCAGACTACGGTAGAAGCGGAAAAGGTATTTAACGAGAAGCTTCAAGGTTTGCAAGGGGGGAATGAGGAAGAGGTTAAGAAGAATTTAGAAAGTATACTGAGCAACGATATTAAGCCCCTATACGGAAAGATGCATGAGAAGCTAGATTATCCTGAAGTAAGACGTCATATATTACAACAGTCTAATAAACAAATGGCTCGTTTTCAACTGAAGGCTAATGAGTATAAATTGGGCTTTCAGGTTCAACGGACGGAAGAAGGTATAAGAGAAATAGAGAGGTCGGTATCTAACTCTCTTCTTCTTGACGGCTCGGATAGTAATTATAGGGAAAAAGTACAGTTTGCAAGTGACGCTATTGACAAACTTCCGCTTAATCCTACTACGAAAGATGCTAGGCGTAGAACAACGAGGGAGAACGCCGCTTTAGCACAGGCACAACGGTATATGGTCGACAATCCCCAAGTTTTCAGCTCTTTTATACAAAAGCGAGAAGGGCAAGGTTCAAAGATTGATGACAAATCGACGATAGCGGATATCGTTGATAACACTCCATTAGATACGTTTTCTGTTAACGACACCGTTGTTGACAACACAAATCCTTTTGAGGGTTGGAAAGATTTAAGTACTCAGAAGAAGATAGCGATTTTGAAAGAAGTGGCAAATGCGAGTACGACGGGCAAGCAAGAGGAAAGATCTAGGGTAGGAACGAAGATAAAGAATATAGCATCATTTTTAGAGCGAGGTATTACTCCTAAAAATATTCAAGATGCGGATTTATCTGAGGATAATTTGCGACATTTGTTTGGTAATACTCGTGGGCAGATGTTATCCTCTCAACTTCAAACTTTAAAGGAATTTGCTCCTAAAATTAATCAGATATTTTTGATGCCTAATGATCAAGTAGAGACAGAGTTAACTAAACTTAAACCAGACGTTCAAAACTTAGTTGGAGCGGAGTTTAAAAACAAGTTGTATTCGGATGGTGTGAAGGCTGTTTATAAGAACGACAAGGAAAGAAAAGAGCATCCGATTAAATGGGCTATAACCCACGGTTTAACCCAAGAGATGCCTGATGAACCTTCCAAATGGGGGGATTTTTTTGTTCATAGACGGGAAGTTTCGCAGACATTGAAAGGGTTTTATGGAGTTTCTAGTCCGTTAATTTCTAAAGAAGAGAGTCGTAAACTAACTCAATATCTGGACAAATTGGAATCAAAGGACGTTGTCTCGCATTTGGAAGACTATGCTGAACGTCTCGGTGGCTTAAAGAATTCTGTTTGGATTGAGGCGATGCAAAGTCTTGAGCATCCTGTTATGGGTGAGGTGGGATTGCTGTTAAAGGATGATCCCGATGTAGCCTCTGATGTTTTACGAGGTTATAAATACCGAGTTCGTAATAGAGGTGAGAATATACGAGATATAACAGGTGAACGTTTTGATGCATGGTTTAAGGAAAGATTTAGAGAAAAATACGGAAATGTTTTTGCAAGTATTGGGGATTATGGGGATGCTGAATTTGACAGAGCATCAAAACTCGTCGGTTATCATCTCGCAGGGGAGCTTTTATCCGATAAAACATATTCGTTTCACGAAGCTCCTACGCAGTCGCTAAAAGAGTGGGTTTTGAGGCAACCTGCATCCCAATACGATAAAAACCTCCAACATTCTTTTGAAGCTGTCGTAGGTAATATCCCAGTTCCGATGGGGGATTTTAAATCACCTCTTATTCCCCCTCGTGGCATGTCTTCTGAAGATTTTACAAACAAGTTTACCGCTGTTGCTCAACAGGTTTTTGAAGAGTCTGGGCTTTCTGGAAAGGAATACGGGTATGAGAATATTGGACCCACTTCTGATGGATCTGCACAGTATCTCGTTAAGTTTGGAAGGGAATATATACACAATCCCAAAACGGGAGCGCCTTTAGTTATAGAAGTTTCACCTTATTCGATCGAACATGAGCAGACGATACAAAAGACACTCAAGGATAGCACGGCTGTAACGGAGGAAAAGAAGAACAAGACCGTTAAACGAATTCTCGAAAATCCTAAGGAGGGTCAACATGTTACTGAGAAGTGATTCTGAAACAGAGAAGCTTCTGCAACAAATAAAGCATGCTATGGATGCTGGCTTTTATAGGTATGATCCACCAAAGAAACCAGACTATGGATTTTGGACGAATATCACTAATGACGTTGCTAGTATTCCTAGCGAGTTTATCAAAGGAACGGCAGAGGGACAGGTGGATGTTATAACTTCGATCTCTACTTCTCTTGGCTATTATACCCCTCATAATAAGATTACCAGTAAACCTTGGTATAATGTTGCTGAAGACGTGGGTGTTATGGGTGGTGTCGCTCATGGCATTGGTCATTTTTTATCAGCATTTGGGACAGGTTTTAGTCTATTCGCTATTAACCCAGTTACTCTTCCTGCTTCCCCCTTCATAGGACTAGCGACTGCATCATCCGCATCAGGGACGAGAAGATATAAAGAATTAAGGGATGAGGGGGTTGCGCATGAGACTGCCAAGATAGGAGCTTTAATAACGACAGGAACTACTTTTGCAGGAGGTAGTGTTTCTGGTGTTATTGGTAAATCATTGGTGTCAAAGGCGGTTACTGGCGGGGCGACAAATGTTGCTTTTGGATTAGGGGAGCGACAAAGCATAGGTGCGTATTTAGATTATAAAGGTCACAAGGATTTAGCCCAACATTATAGGGAAGTGGATGGTATCCATACAACGACGGAGTTTATTATCGGTGCGGGATTAGGAGCGTTGCATGGTAAAGGAGGGAAACATCCGGATATCAAACCTTCTGATGTTGATATAGCTCAAGTGGTTAAAAGAGATATTGATGATATATACCATTCTGCTCCTGCTATTGCGACTACCTCTAGATCGGCTGAACTTCATGCTCAGACATTAGAACAAGCCATTGAGAAAATGAGGCGAGGCGAAGAAATTAATGTTGATCCAAAGTCGATAGATTTAATGACCAAGGATATGATTACCAAACCTGAAGTAGAGTTCAGTCCTGAGTTGAAGAAACAGTTAAAACAAGGGGAGGATTTCCTTGCTCAGCAGGAGGTTTCAAAACCGAAAGCTTTAAAGGAACAAGACCCTTTATCTTCTCAAGTTCCTGAATACGAACGTAGATTGACCGATTTAGAACAGCAATTTGCTCATGAACCAGGAATTAAAGAGCATATTACCAGAGATATTGAATTGTCTAAAAAGGATGTATTCACCGTGGCTCTTAACTGTTTATTTGGAGTGAAAGGATGAAAGAGGAATGTATTAATGCAGTTCGTGTAGCGGCTGGTGAACTTAAGTTAAGTGATGTGGATATTGAACATATCGAACATCATATCCGTATAGCTTGGGAGCAAGAAGGTGTAAAGCAAGCTGGTTTTGCAGATCTTCCCCTTGATCAACAAATTAAGAGGGTAAGCAAAAAAGCCAAAAGTTCTTTTTTCTCTGATTCCGATCGTTATAAGCCTTATGAGTTGTTATCCACATTTAAAGGGGAAAACCAAGTTACAGAGTTAGGTCATCGTCTTGCCCATCATGCCACTTCTGGAGGTTCGATAGAAATGTCGATAAAAGGCTTACGATCAAAGGTATTTGATAGGTTTAAGGACTATCACACTTATGGGACGAAGGCTTTTGGTTTTAAGAATGATGTCAATGCCCATACTGAGCTTCTTCGTGCTCTTCGTGGTGATAAAGGGGTAAATCCCGAGGCATTAAAGCTTGCAAGTATCTTTCATGAGACGATGGATTTTCTTGTTAAGGAGGCGAAAGCCGTAGGTATAAAGTTTAATCCTCGGGATAACTATACGCCACAACCGATGGATTTTCGGAAGATATCGTTAGTGACGAAAGATGAATTCGTTGATCGCACCCTTCCTCGTCTTGATTGGGCAGAGTATCAAAAAAGAGGACTGGATAATGAAGGATCATTGCGTCAATTTGTTGAAGATGTTTATGAGACATTAGCAAGTGAGGGTCGTAACAAGGTTATTGCATCAGGAGGGAAGGATCATTCTGGGATTTCTCTTGGAGGTCGATTACGTCAAGTTCGTCAACTTCACTACACCCCTCAAGGTTTGGTTGAGGCGATGAAAGAGTTTGGTTCTGATTTGACTGTTGAAGGAATGATGAGTCGTTCGTTTGATAATCTCATAAGGGATATTGCCATAGCTCGTGAGTTTGGGGCTAATGCAAATGAGAATTTTAACTTTGTTTTAGCAAGTATGTTTGAGAGAGATCGAGAAGATATTAACAGTCGTTTAGAAGGGGATAAAAAAACAAAAGCTCTTAATAAGCTGAAAAAGGAAGAGATGCAAGTCCAAATGGATTGGGATGGATTGACAATGGGAAGAAAACAACCTTCTACCATGGATAAAATTGTTGATTCTGCGACAGCTTGGACGGTTATAACTAAGTTGGGTAGCCAATCGTTGTATATACCTAAAGAAATTATTGAGAGTGCTTTTATGGGTTCTCAACGGATGGGATATACGTGGAAAACGAATATTGCGAATATTTGGAATGCTTCCCCAGTGGCAGGCAAAGAGAGAAAAGAATTTATAAAAAGTATAACAGTTGGTTTAGAACATATGGCGACGGGTTTTACCCGTGATTTAGAAACAAATAGTCAGTCTGTTCTCGGGGTTATGGCGAAAAAGACCATGGATTGGCAGGGGTTGACCACATTAGATAACATGATGGTGCGAGGGTTATCTGCCACCTTACAAGATTATGTCGGTGGTTTTACTCGCAATTTTAAAGATATGGATTCATTAAAAAAGAAAATAGGCGAACAATCTTTTAAAAGTATAATTGACGAACATAGATTTAATGAACGTGATTTGAAACTTCTTTCTTTAGCAGATACAGAAAGTTTTAAAGGCAAAGGCACTTATTTAACGGATAAAAACATATACCGAATTGATGATACTAAATTAACTCCGTTTCTCAAAAAGGGTGAAGACATTTATAGATTAAAGAGTGATCTTGCGAATAAATACAGAACTTTTATTTGGTCAACGGTGCAAGAACATGCAAGGGGCTCTGTAGGTTCTACCATACAGGATAAACGATGGATAACTGGGAAAGATGGAAGTGTTAACAATCTCGCTCGCTTAATGGGACAGTTTCTTGTCATGCCGATATCATGGTCAAGAATGCATCTTATAGAGATTCCGAGTTCCTTAGTTGGAGTGTCGTCGCAGGTATACAGAGCCAAAGCTTTAGTCATAGGTATATTAGGGGAAGAATTAATCAGAAAAACTCTCGTTCCTCTTATTTCTGGGAAAGAGCCACAATTGGATTTTAGTGATCCCACGGAATACATCAAAGCTCTTATTAATGGAATAACGCATTATGAAAGATTTTCGCCCTTCAACAGTAGTGGCTGGGATGTATTAGGACCTTGGTCATCGCAAGCAGGGAAATTAGCGATTGCAGGTAAGGAGGCAGTTTGGGATGAAGGTACTCGGAAACAACGGGGTAAAGCTCAAGCTCAGTTTGGTAAAGAGTTGGTAAACACTTTTGTTCCGTTTCAAAACCTTTGGTATGCGAGAGGTGCGTTTAACCATTTTGTTCGCAATTCTATCGATGATGTACTGAACCCAGGAGGCAGAGCCCGAGCAGAGGTGTATAGACAGAGACAAAAATATAAAAAACAAAGGAAAAGGAATGGATGATGCAATATAACTTCGAGCAATCGAAAGATGTGTCTTATCGTCTTTTTGGCTCTTATTTTGTTATTCCTTGGACTGTTAAAGATCCAAGTAGGATTCATGCTGAAGTTAAATATCCTGATGGCAACATGGAAGAATTAAGTCCTGAAAGAGATTTTAAAGTTGATGTAGACGAAAGCAGTTTGATTTTAAGTTCTAAAAGGTGGATTAACAATAATAACGCTTTAAGGATTTTCGAAGGTGAGAAACAAACTTTTAAAGATTTTAACATAGAGGTACAAAAGAAAGTAAATCAGGTAAACGTTTTAACACAAAAGATGAATACCATAGATGGGATAGTCAATGATCTAGCTATTCAAACGGAAGATGTTGGTCGTAAACTAGAACAAATTGATTTATCTAAAGTAGAAGGTTTAGATCCACAAACACGAAAGTATCTACAAGATATACAAACGCAGTTAACGTCGGATACGCTCACGCTTCAACTTGATGACACTAGAGTTGATGACACTAGAGGGTATGATTCATCTATACGTTTCAAGGATAAAGATGGGGCACTAGGTGGTTCGATCACGAGAGTGGTTAAAGGGGATATTACGGGTCTATCTATAGCAACAAAGAATAAGAGCGGAAGCCTTGAAAATCGTATTAAATTCTATGACGACAAGGATGTTTATATCAACGGTCAGTGCTTCGTTAAGGGAACGGATACCTCTATCTTTGATGAAATAGCACGACAACTAACACCTCGTTTTCTAGGTTTGCTCCAAGGTCGTACAATGGTACGAAGTGCCAATCTACGTGAAAAAGCTTCAATTGGTGATAATAATAACAGGGGATAAAATAGCCTATTGGGCTTATCCTTCAGAAAACAGCAGTGGGTTATATATCAGCTAGTGCTACTCAAGAACACACAATGGCAGTTAGTGCAGAAAACGCACGTAAAAGATGGAGGATTATGGGTAAAACTGACAGTTATTACATCACACTGTATTGGTTACAAGAAGTTATTAATTTTGATGACTAAAAGACAAGAAGATCGTTATATTACAAGAGAGGAATTTATTGAATTCTGTACTAATTCAAATTCTAAACAGGATTGTCTTATCTCTCAATTTAAACTTTTTGAAAAACACTACAGAGAACAACAAAAAGGTGTCAATGAGATTTTAGACATACTAAAAAGTGTGAAATGGCTTTTTTCAGCTTTGAAGAATATAGCAATCGCCGTTACTTCTCTTACCGCAATCATCTACGGGATATTGAACATTAAAGGATGGTTTAAACAATGATACAATCTTTTTTAGCAGGAGGACTATTCAGGTTTTTACTGCGTTTTATTCCTTCAAGTTTTGAGAGAATAGTAGATGTGGTGTCAGAATATCTGACGAAGAAACAATCGCTTGAATACAATAAAATGCAGATTGAATTAGCTAAGATTAACACTTCCACTCAAGTTAACCTTGAAGAAATTAAATACGGTATTGAAGAGCTTAAAGCTGATAAACCCATCAGATTAGCAAGAGTAAAATCTCAAAATGTTAAGATTGATATTAAGTGGATTAATGGCTTTAACGCTCTCATTAGACCTTTAACGACTCTTTTTTGGATTGTTGTTTATCCGTTATTAGTCTGGTGGAGTGTAAAAGAGAGAATGTTTAGTATTGATCCTCTAACGTTGTTAAGTCCATTCACACAGGAGATTATCGCTTGTATTCTTGGCTTTTGGTATACAGATAAGATAGTCCAGAAGAGATGGGGGTAGAGCTTTATAA